TAGAATACCAGGACTTTAATGGTGTCAATCGTACCAAAACATTTACTGGTATAACTGCTCGTTGTTTCCTCCATGAGCTTGACCACATGAACGGAATGGTGTATACTAGTCGTGTGAAACCACTGGCGTTACAATTTGGTCTGAAGAAATTGGATAAAATTAGACGCAAGTATTTTAATCCTAAAAACATGAATCAACTGCAAGCAAGAACTTAATGGCAACACCTATAGATTATGTTGATGCTCAATGGGATGTGTGGTCGAGAACCAACGATGCATCCCGATTTGAACATATTGACACAGAGTTATTAAAAGAAACTCTCATTCAGAATTTAACCTATGCATCTAAAATGGATGTGCGTGAGTATACTTTATACCAGAAATGGTGTGAGGTACAGGAGAAATATCCGACACGCACAATTAGCACATTGTATGGTGATGATAAACAATTAATTGATTTGACACAAGAAAAATTAGTCGAAAAGGTTAAAAAGAATTTCTGGATGCCAGAAGGTCCGGATGATTATGAAAAACTAGAACCTATTTTGCAACTATCCAATGGTGACGGTGCAGAAACTTGGAATACTATCCGTACATTTTCATCCACAATGAAAAACAATAGTAACATTGGCCGCAATTTGTATTACACAGTAGTTGATGGTCGATCTGGAAAATACCTTGGTGTTATTTGCATATCGTCCGACTTCTTGGATTTAACTCCAAGAGATTCTGCAATCGGTTGGGCAAGAGATGTTAAGACACAACAAGGAATGATTAACCACACAGCAATCGGTTCAACGATTGTACCACTGCAACCTTTAGGATTTAATTATATGGGTGGCAAATTGTTGGCATTGTTGTGTCTGTCTGATACAGTACAAAATGATTGGAAGGTTCGTTATGGAGATACACTGGTTGGCGTCACTACAACCTCTTTATATGGTAATACCAAGTCTAATGGTCTATCTCAATATGATGGCCTGGAACATTGGAACAAAATGGGATTTTCTAGTGGGTCAGTTGCTTTCGAACCCACTAGGAAAACTATGAAAATGGTCTTTGACTGGATCAAAGAAAACCATACTCGTAAATATTTTGAATGGTGGGAAGCCAAGAATCAAAATGGTTTACCACTCAAGCGTGACCACAAAAACCGGTCATTGAATTTTGCATACTCCAAGTTAAGTATACCAAAAGAATTGATTCGCACTGAACATCAGAGGGGTATCTATTTTTCACCTCTCTACAATAACACCAGTGAATATCTCAGAAAAGAGATTGGTGATAAAGAACTGGTCAAATCATTTGATACCAGTCCTGAAACCTTGGCAAATATTTGGAAAACCAAATATGCCAAAGGTCGTATATCAATGTTAAATTGTTCTATGATGACTTGATATTCATGGATTGGAACCAGACTAAAGAAAAATATTTAGGACAGGTAGGTAGATAAAAGTATAAATAGGTGTAGGTCACAGGATTGCCGTCCTTACCTACTCTAACATTGTAAAGGAATGCCAGCATGAATATTTATTCTATCTACAAAGCCACAAATAAAATAAACGGAAAAGTATATATTGGATTTGATTCAAATTGGCCACAAAGAATGTGGGAACACAAATCTCCGTCAAATTTCAATAAAAAATATAAATTCTATAATGCTTTAAGAAAATATGGACTTGATGGTTTTGAATGGAATGTAATATATCAATCTTTAGATAGAGAACATTGTTTACACACGATGGAACCTTTTTTTATAAAAGAATATAATAGTCTAAAAAAAGGATATAATAACACTTTAGGTGGAGAAGGATTGTTTGGATATAAACATACTGAAAATTTTTACCTTAAAAAAAGAAAACCTGTTACTATTGATGGTATTACCTATGCTTCTAGAAGTGAAGCAAGAGAAAAATTAAATGTTTGTTGGAGAACTCTATATAAAATGATAGATGGTAAAATTATATTTCCACAATATGTTCGTTCTGGTAAATATAATGGTCAATCAAAATCGGTAATAATTTTTGGTATAGAATACGAAAGTAAAACCCAGGCCAAAAAAGAATTGGATATTGGATGGAAATTATTGAATAAAATTATTGATGAGGAGTTGGACTTTATTCCTGAAGAATCCTTAAGGAAAAGACAAAACTCATTGAAAGGATTTGCCAGCAAAAAAATGGCAGATAAAAAAGTATACCGCAAATATACTTGACACACACACTAAGTAATAGTATAATGTGAATACTTGCAGAACGCAAGAACTTTGTTTAACTTTGTCATTAGGAGATTTATTATGACTAAACTATCCGCCAAAACCCGCATCCTTAATTTCTTGAGCAAGAAAGAGGGATACAACACACTTTCAACCGCACAGGCTCGTGCTCGTTTCGGCATCCAAAATGTTGCCGCTCGTATTGATGAACTTCGCCAAGAAGGTCATGTAATCTACACCAACACCAAGACCCGTGGTGATGGTAGCAAAGTTGCCGTGTATCGTATGGGCACACCAACCAAGTCTATGGTTCGTGCTGCTATCAAAGCTGGTTACAGCTTCAGCGCCTAATTAGGTGAATTGTGGGGAGACCACTTCTAGTGGTACTCCCCTTTTTTTTATTTTTGGAGAGTAAATGGAAATTTCAATTAAAAAAGAGGAACTTCAAAAGAAAAGTATGTATGCGAAAGCCTGTCTTGATTTGCAAGCCATCTGTATGCAGTACGGTGTTCAAGTGAAATTCTCATTTCTTTTCAATGAATCCTTAATCACTAGAGCAAGAAACTATCTTGTTGATGAATTTTTGAATCGTTCAGATTGCACACATATGTTGTTTATTGACGCAGACATTCATTTCGATCCTAAAGATGTGATTGCACTTTTGGCTTTAGATAAAGATGTTATTGGTGGACCTTATCCTAAGAAAGCCATCAAGTGGTCTTCTGTAGCAAAAGCTATGGCGAAAAATCCAACTATGGATGCTGGATCACTAGAGAAAGTTACAGGCGACTATGTGTTTAATCCTGTAAGAGGCACTGATAAGTTTTCTGTTTCTGAACCACTTGAGGTTTTGGAAATTGGAACTGGTTTTATGATGGTTAAGCGTGAAGTGTTTCCTAAGTTTGCAGAAGCATTCCCACAGTTGCGTTACAAACCAGATCATGTTGGCCAAGCTCACTTTGACGGTTCACGATACATTCATGCTTACTTTGATACAATGATCGACACCGTAGATTCTGCAACAGGTGGTGGTTCCGACCGTTACCTATCAGAAGATTATATGTTCTGTCAGTTGTGGCGCAAGATGGGTGGTTCGATTTGGTTGTGTCCTTGGATGCGTTTAGATCATATCGGAACATATCACTTCAAGGGAGATATGCCTGCCGTAGCAAACTTTGTTGGAGAAATGTGATGATTGTCGGCCTTGTAGGTTTCATTGGTTCAGGTAAAGGTACTGCTGGTGATATTTTAAAAGATTTTGGTTTTAAACAAATTAGTTTTGCTGGTGGTGTGAAAGACATTGCCGCAGTCATGTTTGATTGGCCAAGAGATTACCTAGAAGGTGACACACCCACATCCAGAGAGTGGCGTGAGCAACCAGATAAATTCTGGTCTAAAAAATTTGGCAAGGATTTTACACCACGACTAGCCTTACAGTTACTTGGTACTGAGGTTGGTCGTGGTGTTTTCCATGAAAATTTTTGGGTTGATAGGTTAGAAAGACTTATTGACAGAGAAAAAAATTATGTCATCACTGATGTACGATTTCAAAATGAAATTGATTTTGTACATAAAAACGGTGGTGTTATGATTGAAGTGAAACGTGGTATTTCTCCACACTGGTATGAGATTGCTGCACAAGCAAATAGAGGTTCACATAAAGCCGAAAGTTTTATGTATGAAAATGGTCCACATGAATCTGAATGGAGATGGATAGGTGGTAATATTGACCACACCATTGACAATGATGGTACTGTGGAAGACTTGAAAAATAATTTAATGAAGTGCTTGACTCGTTCTTACGGATCGAATACAATAAGTGAATTGACTGAAGGAGTATCGTAATGAAATTATCGAATGAGACCTTAACGGTTCTTAAAAACTTTGCCAACATTAATCCTGGCATTGAGTTTAAGACTGGTAAGAAATTGACAACCATTTCCGCAACCAAGACTGTCTTGGCAAAAGCTGGAATTAAAGATGACTTTCCACAAGACTTTTGTATCTATGATTTGAACCAATTTTTGTCGGTTCAATCCTTGTACAAAGACGGTGAAATTGATTTCGATAACGAACATGTTATCTTTAAAGTTGGTCGTAAGAAACTAAACTACCGTAAGACTGCAAAGAGCATGATTGTAACACCACCAGATAAAGACTTGAATCTTCCTTCTGTGGATGTAGCTTTCACATTGAAAGAAGAAGAATTGGCTTCTGTTCTTAAAACTGCAAGCATTCTACAATCACCAAATATCGCCATTACATCCGATGGTGAAAAGATTTACATTACAACCTGTGATGCAAAAGACAACTCTGCACATACTGATTCAACAGAAATTGCTGATGGTAATGGCAAAAAGTTCAAGGCATTATTCTTAACCGAAAACTTTAAGATGATTGCCGGTACCTATGAGGTAAAAATTTCTTCAAAAGGTCTATCCTATTTTAGAAATACAAAAGAAGATATGCAATACTGGATTGCTATCGAAGCTAAAGAATCTGACCTAACTTTTGGAGAATAATATGATTTGGATTACAGAATCAGCAAGCGGCAACAAGATTGCCGTTAATCCCACATACATTGTGGCCGTGTTCACCATTTCCGAAGGTGACCAAAAAGGTAAAACAGCAATCAATTTAACCAATGGTAATGTTGTTGTTGATGAATCCGATTATGATGTTGTTGGAATGGTGACTGCACAATGACTAAAGTAAATACACTATTCGGTTCTTTTGATGATGAAGCATTGAAGAAACTCAAAGGATATGTGGATGAAGCGGTTCACCACATGCACAAGAATGATTCTAACAATGCTGCAATCAAAGACATTATTGACCTTGCATATGATGAGTTAAAGATTCCTAAAAAAATTCTGAAACGCATGGCAAAGACTCAGCACAAGAATTCATTTCAAACTGAGGTTGCTGAATCTAAAGAGTTTGAAGCACTATATGAAAGTATGGTTGAGGTTAAGTGATGAAACAGTTAGAGTTTGAATTCTTTTGGCCTCTGACTGACCAACAAACTCTAGACTTGGATTTTACTCCAAGTGAACAATGGATTGCAGAATGGCGAAAGATTCAATGGCAACCCATCAATGTGATGAGCCCTTTATTGATTGGTAGTGGCGGCACTGGCCTTACTATATCATCGTCATCACCAACGGCAGGTTCTTTTGTTATAAGACCACCTTCTGTGAAAAATGTTGGTAAGTGGGAAATTACAGATTCTATGTTTGTGTATAGACCCACTAAGCCAAATGCAGTCGTAAGATTTTTTGCCAAGTTACTGCTTGGCTTTAAATGGCATGACGAAATTTAATTATATTATGGAGAATTTGAATGTCGCAACACATTTTGTGGGTGGAGAAGTATCGTCCTAAGACCATCGAAGATTGTATTCTTCCTGATGGCATCAAAACCACATTTCAGGAGTATGTAAACCGCAAAGAGATTCCCAATCTTTTGTTGGCGGGTTCTGCTGGTGTCGGTAAAACTACGATTGCAAAGGCTCTCTGTGAAGAAGTCGGTTGTGATTACATTATGATTAACGGTTCAGATGAATCGGGTATTGATGTTCTACGGAACAAAATCAAAAACTATGCATCGTCAATGTCCTTGTCTGGTGGACGCAAGGTCGTTATCATTGACGAAGCCGACTATCTAAATCCAAATTCAACTCAACCTGCCAT